CCCCCCACAATGCAAGCGGCGTTAGCCATACCGGCGTCTGCTCCTCCACCCAGGCCCACAGCCTTGTGGTTAGCTCGCCAAGTCTATCAAGCAGCGGCGGAATCATCGGCTCCACCCACGCCCAGAGCGCCTCTGCCCATGCTGGCAACTTGCCCGCGATATCCAGGCCAGTCTGCCAGATCCATTGCTCAATGCCCCACCACAACTCGGCCAATTTGCTCAGCAGAGGTGGGATTATGGGCGCTATCCAGTCGATAAAGGCTTGCCCCCACTGAGCAAGCGTCGCCATGATACCGGGTAGCGCAGTCTGAATGTCGGCCACTAGTGAGGTCAAGGCGCCCCCCAGTTGGCCGCCGGATAGCATACCCCAGAGATTGCTCAACCATGCTCCTGCTTGCTGCATAGCGGGCCAGGCTGCTTGCACGAACTGGCCGACGGCATCGAAGGCGCCCCCCAGGCCGTTGCCAATGGCGTTGGCCAGGTCGTTAATCCTTGCCTCGTTCTCTGGGTCCTGCAGCCAGGCCATGGCATCGCGTAGCCTGGCGTTCAGCCGCTCAAACAGCGGCCCACCCATACGCGTAAGGAAGCTGTCCCAGAGGTCACCCAGGTTAGAGGTCACGTTGGCCCACGTGCCCTGTGCCTTCGTGAGGGCGCCACCAAAGCGGTTAGTCAAGTAGTCCTGCAAGAGGGGCATGGCCTCAGCTAGCGGCGTCACCAGCATGCCCTGAGCATCGAACTTCATGCCCGCGATGTTGCGGATGTTGATGCCAACAGATCGCAGCATCTCGACGGCCTCGCCTCCACGGCCCGATGCTAAAGCGCCGATGCCACGCATCACCTCGGTCACAGGCTTGCCGAACGTCGCGGCCGCCGCTGCAGCCGGCTTGAGCCAGGCCGTGGGGTCCAGGTTGAAGTTAGCTGCCATCAGCGTGGCGTCCATGGCGTCCTTGACGCTACCCGGCAATTCCAGCGCGGTCTTGCGCACGAAAGCCATGACAGCGTTCACGCGCGCCTCCCCCTCCGGTAGCCCAGCGAAGATACCGTCCGGGCCGAGCATGCGGCCCAGCTCGCTGTAGGCCGTCTGCACCGGCTTCGCCGCGGCCACCGTGGCGGCTTGCGTAGCGTCCCCCAGGCTCTCGTTCAGGTCGCGCAAGTGGCGGGCATAGCGCTGATCCTCCTGTGCCAATTGCTTGTCTAGCTCAGCCAGCCGCTGGGCGTTCCGGCCCTGCAACGCTGCCAGGTCGGCATCGGCGTCGATCTGCAGTTTGCCCCGCTGCTTATCGTAAGCCGCGTTCTCCTTGTCGATCCTGTCGGTCAGGCTGTCCAGTTGCCGCTGGTGGGCGCGCTCGGCATCAGCCACGGCTTTAGCGTTCCGAATCTCGGCCCGCTTGACCTGTTCCTGGTAGGCTTCTTCCTCCTTGGCCAGGCGCTTCTGGATGTCGGCCTGGCGCTTCTGGTAAGCCTTGTCCTCGTCTCCTAGGCGCTTCGCCACCGTCGTCAGGCCAGCCGCGGCGATCTGGCGCTCTGTCAGTTGCCCGGCTAGCAACAGGTCCACTGTGCGCTTGGAGTGCTTGGCCCGCATCTCGCCGATGAGCTCAGCGCGCTTTTCCTCGTGGTCTTCCGTGAGGCCGCCTAACTGCTCCTGCAGCGCGGCCTGGCGATCGGCGTGCTGTTCGGCAAGGTTGGCTATCTGGTCCTGATATGCCGCGGCGCGGTCGACCTGATTCTCCAGGTAGCGCGCGCTGAGGTCGGCCAATTGCTCCTGCAGGCTGGCCACTTTGCTGGCGTGGCTCTCCTGCAGGTTGGTCAGCGCTTCCCCTAGCCGGGCCTGTCGCTCGGCCAGGCCAGCCGTGGCAGTGTCCAGAATATCGGCCTGAATATCGGCCAGCTTCTGGGCGTGATCCTGCATGGAATCCTGGATTTGCTCGTTTACGTCGCGGATGCGCCGCCCGGCACCGGCGGCCGCACCAGCACCAGCGCTGGCGATCTCCGCCCCCTGCTGGCTCGCGGTAATGGCCGCGTCGCTGAAAGATGCCTCCAGCCCGCTGGCCATCGTTTGGAAATAGGCGTTATTGCCGATGGCGGCGCGGCCAATCCCCATGATGCCATCGGCCAATCGGCTGAAGACGCCGGCGGCCAGAACGCCCGCCGTCATCGCCGTCATGCTGGAGAGCCAGGATTGCGTCGCACTGCGAGTTGTCTGTAGCGCGCGATCGTAGGGGCGGTGGTCAGCCGTTAGCTCCATTACGGCCTGGCCGAGTGAGGCGTTACCGGGCATTACGGCACCTCCTGTGCTGGCTTACTGGCCGCACTCTCCAGCACGAAGCCAAACCCCAGACCCACCAGGCGCGCCGCGTACTGCTGGGGGGCTAACGGCTGCTTGCGCCGTGGTTTCACCGCCTGCTGCCAGCCACGCCGCAGATTGCGCTGCCCGGCAGCGTCCATGTACGGGTAAGCCGCGGCATTGGCTATGAGTACCTGGTACTCACTCACCAACTCGGGCAACCGGTCAGCATAGGCACGCAGCACAGGCTGGGGCATCATCAGGAGGTCTCCGTAGGAGAGGCCGTACCAGAAGGAGAGGCGGGGGAGGATGTCGGCATAATCGGTTGGCTCTGCAGGCTTCGCAGCCCCGCCTGAATGGCTGGCAGCCTGCCGTTGAAAAAACCGTAGACTTTCGCCTTCTTGAGGTAGCCGAGCGCGTCGATCTGCTCGACGGCGAGGTCTGGCAGGATCAGCAGCACGATAGCATTCAGGGCCGTGTTGGCCTCCTGTGCCGCAGCGCCGTCGTCAGGCTGCGTCTGTAGACGCTGCATAGCCTTCAGATAGCGCCGCTCCTGGTGCGTCAAGCTGCTGAACTCGCCGAGGCCAAGCGATTCGGGCGAGCGGACATCGTAAAGACGCTCGCCGATGCGGACCTGGCGGCCCATTGGCGCGAGGTCTTCCAGATTCAGGTCAAGGACCTGCGGAGCTTCTTCGGTGGTCGAAGTGGTCAAGGCTGTGACTCCTTTCGGTCGTCTGTGCCGGTTGGTATTATGATTAGCTTGATACCCAGCACCGCCAGCGCCGTTTCCAGCTCATCGGCTAGTTGCATGAGCCGGCGGGCGGCCTTGCGGTGCTGAAACTCCAGGCGCTTCTGCTCACGTGCAGCTTCGCGGAGGGCGGCCTGTGCCGAGGCTATGGCCATGGGGGGACTGGTCATACGTCACCTCACGTTGCTGCCGCGTCCTGCGCTCGCACCACGCCGAACTGATTGGCATTGTCAGGATCTTCCATGACCATCCAGACCGTGGCGATAACGGCCTTGTCGTCTTTGACGTAGCGCAGATTGATCTCGCCAGTCTGGCCCACGTTCGGCAGCTCGAACTGGGCAGTCCAGTCGCCGTAGGGCGATGGCCCACGCACCAGCAGGGCACGGCGCGCGAGGCTGCCGCTGGCCGAGAGTGTGACAGAGCGAGTGCCAATGGTCCCGACGCCCGGTGCTACGTCTACGACCGACAGGCCGAGTGCGTAGGCGAAGTTCTCCAACGTGATCTCGGCCAGGCTGAACTCCACCCGCATGCTCGCGGCTGTGCGGATCACCTTCACGGGCAGCATGCTCTGATCGACCGTCAGCTCCTTGACGGTCTGGCCCGCGATGACGGCGACGCCGCCCTCAGTGTCGCCCAAATTGACCCAAGCTGCCCCGGGCAGAGCATTCACGTCAGGGAAGGCCGTGCCTGTGGGGGCAATGTAGACGGTCGCCGGGCCGGCAATGATCTCGAATGGGGATTCGGCCATGATCTTACCTCCTTACGGGGTTCGCTTCTTGGGTTGCTTCCTCGTCCTCGTCGCCGGCCGCGGGCGTGGCCGCTTGCCTTTATCCTCGTCCGGCTTCCTCATCTTGTCTTCTTGGGGTCGTTTCACGTCAGCGCCTCTTCACCCACCAGGGCTGACAGGAACACCAGCACCAGGTCAAGCCCCAGGTCGCGGTCATACAGCATGCTGGCGCTGGACTCCTGGTTGAGCCGGTGCAGCAGCGCCGCTCCCCCGCTCGTCAGGACCGGCTGCCGGCTGGTCTCGCGCGAGACCTCCACCACCCGCTGCCAGATGCGACTGGCCAGGTACTGACTCGGCGCGTAGCACCTGACCTCCAGCCGCACGTTTTGCAACGGCACGTACAGGTCAGGCTGGCCACCATCCAGCCGCACTGTCAGGCTGGCCTGGTCGGTGGACCAGCGCATGCTGTCCGCCCCCTCGCCGTAGCGGTGCTTACTGGCGATGCGGCTGCCGACTAGCTCGGCCAGCGCGGCGTCTTGGCGTAACCAGGCAATCACGCATTCTAAGGGAGCTATCATGCCGCCTGTTGCACTCCTTTCTCGCTTGTGTTATAATGGTGTTGTCGAGGGTCGTTGGTCGTTTTGTTTTGTCGCAGATAGAAGCCTGTACACCTGGCCGTAACGGCCGCGACCCTCGACAAGTTGCGACCGGCTAGGTGTACAGGCTTTTGTCTTTTCGGCACAACAAGGAGTGTGCGATGGGTAACATCATCACGGCGGAAGTCACCATCAAGGGCAAGCGACCGATTTTGTGGCATTGGTTTGGCCCTGATGCCATCCCTCTGGAAAAGGTCGAGCGGACTGGCGTCGCTGGCAACGACCCGGAAGAATGGCGACGCAGCCTCCTGGCTACCGGAGACGGCCAACTGTACGTCGATGGCACGTACATCTTTAGTTGCCTCGCCGGCAAGGAGGGCGGAGGGAAGTATGTTCCCAAGCGCCGCGGAACCATCCTGACGGCGCTGGCTGCCACGCTGCAGGTACTCGATGATCGTGTCCTGATCGACCGCTGGTTGCCCGGTTTCCCGAACGGCCACGCCTACGATGTGCGGAAGGCCGACGTTCCAGAGCGCGACCCATCCCTGCCTGTCTACCTGGATGTTCGCTCGGTTGTCAATCCTGCGACCAAGGGTCGCAACGTTCGCTATCGGGTTGCTGCTTCGCCCGGCTGGTCGGCCACCTTTACGCTGCAATGGGACAAGACCATCGTCAGCCGCGGCGAGATGGAATCGGCCATGATTCAGGCCGGCGATCTGGTTGGCCTTGGCTCTGGCCGGCGCATCGGCATGGGCAGGTTCGTGACCGAGAGCTTCACGGTCAACGAGTAACATACGGCGGGGCTGGGTCGGGTGGGGCCGGGCCGGGTCTGGTATGGCATGGTTGGGCGTTGGTATGGCGTAGCATAGCAAGGATACTCATTCATGGTTGGCTCCGTGGGTGAGTGCCAAACAGGGCCAGGCTTGGTAGTGTACTGTTCGGCGTGGGTTAAGTGTTGCACGGTGTCGGCGTCGGCCGGGTGCAGCATAGCAAGGATTTTTGATGAAACAGGAACGATCGCTCGAAACAAGGCAGGCGATGTGGCGTGAACTTTGGCGCATACTCTTGCGCCCACCGGAGGAAGCATGCCTAAAACCCGACAAGGTTGGGAACTGTGGCGCATCACGAGAGAGCGCATCTGGCGCCGAGATAACGGGCGATGCCTCCACTGTGGAGAAGCCGTCGAGTTGAACCGCTGCCACATTGACCACATCCGATCTGGAAAGTTGGCGAACAACGCTGACAGCAACCTGCGAACGTTGTGCAGGTGCTGTCACGTTTTGCGACTCGACCACAGGCACCGCGGCATGATTGCCGCGGCCCTTCGAGATGGTATCATCCCGCCCAACTGGCGCGAGTTATGTTGGGAGGGTTGATCTAGAACAACACGGCGCCGCGTGGTGTTGCATTGCAAGGCTGGGATGGGCACGGTTCGGCGGCGCTCGGTTAGGTTGGGCTCAGTTGGGCTGAGCAAAGCAAGGCATGGGGGCTGAGTGGCTTGTACTACTTGGCCCATTTTACTCTCCTGCCGCTACGGCAACAGCCCCCCGCTCGCCATATGGCGTTTCAGTATTCCCGGTAACTTAGGTGCCTCTTGCTCAACTGAACTAACGATGAAATGGAAAACCGTTGCATCATAGTGCGACTGATGCACTTCCAGCCCGTACTCCATTCCCGTCCCCAGCTCCAGCGTCAGCCGTCCGCTCTGCTCCCGGGGCTTCGCTGCCTGGCCGCCGCGCTCAGGTGCGCCGCTGGACGGCTCCACATTGTCACCGTCCCAGCCATAGCCAGGCGTTGCCGTATGAATCGAGCGTCGCAGCGTGCCGGTGCGCACACCGTGCCCGCCGCCCGGCACGAAGTCGCCGCTGGCATCCTGCTCGCTGGGCCGGAGGCGCCGCTTGGCACCGGTCTCGCAGCGCAGCCCGAACTCGGTCAGGCCCGCGGCGGCTTGCTGCAGGACGCGGCGCTTGAGGTCGTCGCCACGCCAGTTGAGTGTGGAGGCCATAGCTAACTTACCCTCTCCAGCGTCAGGCTCTTGTGGTGCGGTGCCTGCGCGTTGCGGCGCAGCAGGCCAGTGACCACGTAGGTAGCACCGTCCACCTCCACGCGGTCCCGCTCCTGCGCGTCCGCGCCCGCGGGTAGCAACAGTGTCAGACTGGTCACCGTGGCGCTTTCGGCGCGCTCGTCTGACCAGATGCGCTGCCGCTTGGCGACCAGACGGCACGGCACGCTGTCCACATCCGACCAGGTGTTGACCGCGTTCCCGTAGGGGTCGAGCGTCGCGGTCGGCCTTTGTACGGCGGCCGTCTGGATTAGCATGCTGTCCAGGCTCACTTCATCGACCTTACAGCCGGAAGCAGCCGATGGTCATGGTCGTGGTGATGCTGAGGTCCACGTTGACCGAGCCGTCGGACTGGTTGAACACGGCCGGCGGAAGTGGCCCGATCATGATGTCGCCCGTGGTGCCGATGCAGGTACAGACCAACTCGGCCACGGCCAGCCCGGCGACGGAGCCCGGCGTCTGGACCGTCACGACCACGTTGCCGGAGCCGGTGTTAACGACCTCGAGAAAGATGCGGCCATCGTTGTTGGGAATCGACAGGTCCGTGACGGCGACGGCGGCCCTGGTCGCGGCCAGGCCGTTCGTGTCGCGGTCGATCTGCTGAACGGACAAAGCGGTACGAGCCATTGGTTAGTCCTCCTTCGTGATTATGCGACTGGCCTGGGTATCTACCTGACGCTCAGGACCCAGGCTGGCTTTGTTGGCCTCATGCCAGGCGCGATACTGCGCCTCGCCCACCAGCATCTCGCCGATGTGCGGCGACGTGGTGGTGGTGTCCACGTAGATCGGGATGCCTGCCTCCTGGCAGCGGCGGCAGAAGTTGATGTCCTCGCCTGTCAGACGCTTGTTGGGCCCGGCGTAGCAGAAGTCCCACCAGGGCGGCGGCAATCGCTCGAACACCTCGCGGGCCACAAGCAGCGCCGAGGCGCCGACCGCGTCCACCTGCAGCAGCGAGTCCGCGGGCCACGCTCGAACACCTCGCGGGCCACAAGCAGCGCCGAGGCGCCGACCGCGTCCACCTGCAGCAGCGAGTCCGCGGGCCATGTCAACAGCGGGTCGATCCCGTAGTCGCTGCCCCACATGAAGACGGCCGGCCGGTACGGCGCCTTGCGCTGATAGTTGAACCCCGACACCACGAGCGGGTAGGGTGCCGCCGTTACCCAGCGGCTCAGCCGCTCCACGATGTCCACCGGGTGCTCGTGGTCGGTGTCGAGCATGAGCAAGTGTGTGCAATCGGCGTGCGCGGGCTCCATGAACTTGCGACACAGGAACTCGCGGACCATGGCGACAGGGCCGTCTGTGGTGCCGATGACGTTCACGCCATCATGGCCCCAGCGCTGAGCCAGCGAGAGCCAGCGCAGGAAGGCCGTCGTTTCGACGTTCTTGCCGCCGGTGGGGATGCCGACCAGGACCTTTGGAGATGCGGGCGCCTGTGGCTGCACCGTTGGTGCAGCCTGTGGCATGGTGACAGTTATCATGCTTGTGTGAACCCCAGCCTTTCTAAGATTTGGTTGCGGGCTGCCTGCCAGTCGGGCGCGGTGTAGGAGTACTCGCCGGCCACGCCTTCGGACTGCATGGCCGTCCTCTCCAGGGCCAGCCGCACCAGGTCGATGATGGCTGCCCGGCGCAGGTCGTTGTCGTCGGCCGGTATGTAGACGATGGCGACCTTGGCACCCCACGTCGCCCCGGCCGGCATCCTTTCCAGGCGACCCTGGTCAGCCCAGAGGTAGTAACCGGTGGTCGCCACGATAGCGGTGCCGCCAGTCGAGTCCAGCGTTTGGTACTCCGTAACGCTGGTGATCGAGCCGATACGCCGTCGCAGGTAGAGGTTGCTCAGGCCGCCGCTGGCCAGCGTCTCGGTGATAGTCGCGAGCGCGACGTAGTGAGCGCCGTACAGCCGCACGACGTCGGCCTCGACGCGGTCGATGACGTGCTGCAGGACAGCGTCCGTCTTGCTGGTGCGGACCAGCTCTTTGACCTCTGCAGGCGTGACAAGTGACACTTTGCTTTCCTCTACCGCTTAGCGTTTCCTAAGTGCCTGGTGCTTCTCCGGATCACGTGCCCAACGCCGCCCAGGCTGCGGTGATACTGGCCGCTCCTGCCGTGGGCTCGGCGTTACCGGCGGCCGTGGGCCGCCACGAAAAGACCTCGACCCATCCTGCCGTGGTCCCCTTGGTCGCCGTGACATACATGCCGTCGGTGACGCTGGGCGTACTCACCTGGCTGGCCACGACGGCGACGACAGTCGCGAGCCCTGTGGCAAACGAGATTGAGCCAGTGAAGGCCACCTCACCCGCCGTAACCGCCGCGTCCACCGTGGTGCTCTTGACCATGTTGTTGAGGTTGGTCCCCGTGACGGTCACGGTTACGGCGCCCAGCAGCATAGTTTCGATTCGGAAAACATCCACGTCTTTGTTTGCCCCGACTACGACAGCCTTGCTCGCCTCGACTGTGCCTGCGGTGGTGACACCGGTCCTGTTGATCTGCGCAGCGGTCGCCGTGACGGTGACGCCCCCGATCAGCGGAGTGGTCACGTCGAGTGTGTCGATCTTCTTGTTGGCGTCCACGACCACGACTTTCGACGCTTCGACGACGCCGGCCGTCGTGACACTGGTCCTGTTGAGCTGGGTACTGGTGGCCGTGATGGCGTGCAGCGCGTGCAGGGCTTCGAGAGTTGAGCGCCGCGCCTCAGCTTCGCGCCCGCGCACGGTGATGTCGCGCATGGCGGATAAAAAGACCATTTTTCCTCCCAAATCGAACGCGCGCGCGCTGACTTCAATCGGCATGACCGATCCGTCCTTGCGGTAATGCGCGGACTCGAAGGTGAGTTGGCCTCTTTCCAGTACCTCCCGCATTCGGGACGGGATGAGATTGGCATGCTCCGGTGTATCAATCGTGCGCAGATCCAATTTCATCAATTCGTCCTGGGTGTAGCCGCGCGACTTCCAGGCGGTTTCGTTCGCATACAGGATTTTGCCCTCCAAATCGATGACGACAATCGACTCGCTGGTGTTGTCCAGAAGCCGCGCCTTCATCTGGATTTCTTCCTCGGCGCGTTTACGTTCGGTGATGTCGCGGCCGATACCACGGTAGCCCTGGAAACGGCCATGAGCGTCGAACAGGGGAACTCCACTGAGGCTGATACAGTGGACATTGCCCTGGGCGTCCTGGCGTTTCAGTTCCAAATTATAAAATGGCTGATGCGCACGCAGCTGCGCCTTGTGCTCTTCCCACAGACCAGGCGGTACGTCGACATAGGGGTGTTCCCAGCGGGTTTTGCCAAGTGTTTGTTCGGCTGTGAACCGCTCGCCGGTTTTGCTGTTACTCG